GGCACAATAACATCTTTCGACGTTATTGGTTATGATGGTATCCACAAGCTCCTCTCTGCGTCCGAAGAACAGAGATAGATCTCGTGGAACCCCGCGACATTGTCGCGCGTTTCGAGCTCGCACATCTGAGTATGTGCGCCGCGCTCTTGCGGATTGGGGGTACATCTTCGGATGTCCCGCCCCCACCTTCCACCCCACCGGCGAGTGCTACGAAGTAGCCGCCTCGGTGAAGAAGCTTCTTGGAAGCTGCCCGAGTGACGACCCTAGGGAGGTCATGGCCTGGCAGTCCATCAAGAAAGGATTACCGCCGTCTTGCGAATGCATGACGGCGCCTTTGATGGCGAAGCTTGTCGAGGGTTTCGCGCGTCCCAAGCGCGATCTCCCCACCGGTTACCTGCGATTCGTTCAACAACAAACCCTTCGTCTCTTCCCTAAAGGTTGGGACTTAGGCTACGAAGAACAGGTTCTGCTCACTTCTCCCCCCCTCTCTTCGACAATCGAGAATTCCCGTGCCAATGGCGGTTGCCTAGGAAGCGGAATTGACCACGACGCGTTTCTTAGTGAAGCGCTTAGTGGCCCTTTCCGCCCCGAACGCGAACGCCCAGAGGCGGAGCTTATTCTTGTCCAGTCCGCTGGCAAACCTCGTCCGTTGACGAAGTTTTCCGCCGACGAGCTTCTCCTTCGACCGCTTCATAAGACGATTTACAATCACCTTAGTCGCAGTCGTTGGTTAGCTCGTGGGGACGTGACGGACGAGATGTTGCTCAAGGCCGGGTTCACCGATTCAGGGCATCTCACCTCCGGTGACTACGCTTCTGCGACCGACAATTTGTCGATCGAAGTTGCGGAGGTCATCGTGAGTGCCCTCATCTCCACTTCTAGTGTTGTGCCTCCGTCCGTGTGCCAGCAGGCGGTCCGGATCCTTAGACCATGGTTGTTCTACATGGTTTCAGAATCTCCCGGATCGCCGCCTACTGAGCGCGTGGACGTTGGCGAGCCTCGCATCGGTCAGATGATGGGCTCTTACCTCTCCTTCCCTCTGCTCTGCTTGCAGAACAGAATGGCATTCCTTTGGTCCGCTAGGACCTTTGGTTTGTCCTGGAAGGAGACGGTCCGAGTCCCTTGCCTGATCAACGGCGACGATATCCTTTTCCAGTCGGAGAAGGCTCTATCGCAACATTGGATGGGGGTTGTCGGCGGGCTTGGTCTTGAGGTCGAGCGTACAAAAACTAGCGTTGAT